ACCTTGCCGTCGGCGCCGACCTTCGGCACGAAGCGGCCGGCAGGGTCGCGCGGCGCAGGCGGAGCGCCGACAGCGGGCGCGGCCGGTGCGGCAGGCGTCTTCTCCAGCCCCTTCGTGATCGCGTCGAGCATCGTCGGCTTCGGCGCCGTGGGCACGGCCGGAGCCGGAGCCGCGACCTGCGACTCGGCAGGCGCGGGCGCAGCGACCGGAGCCGGCGGCGTGCCAGCGTCGCCGCCACCCCCACCGCCCTCGGCGTCGAAGGCGTTCATGAGCACGTAGCGGCGGAAGAAGCGATGAATTTTCATTGCATTGGCGGCGGTGGTTGCGGGATACCGCTCTGTGGCGGCATGGGGGGAGTCTGCTGGCCCGGCATTGGGGTTTGCGCCGGATTCGGAGCGTTCTCGGCGGCCTCTTCAGCGGCCTGGTGCTGCTCCAGCGCCGTGATGGCCATGCCGAAGGCCTGCGCCGCGACGAGCGGGTTCGCCGAAGTCGCGATCTGCGCAGCGGCCGAGATGTAGCCCTTCTCGTTCTTCTCCTTCTCGTCGGCCAGTTCCTTGGTGAGCTCGTCGAGCTTCGCCTTGGCCGCCATAAGCTGCTGCATCGCCGTCGCCGGGTCGTCCGAGCCGTCCTGCGGCTTCGGAGGCAGGAACTGGTCGATGTCGATCCGCTCGTCGAAGCGGCGCAGCGTCTCGCGCGTCAGCTCCACCAGCGCATCGGCGAGCGGCTCCTGGCCCTTCGCGCGCAGCTCGGAGACCTGCTCGATCGTCTTCTCGATCACCGGCAGCATCTTCGTCCAGCGATCCTGATCCTGCAGCCGGTCAGGCTTCCCGGTCGAGCCGCCGCGCACCTCGATGCTGATCTGCGTGAAGATCTGTTCGATGTTCAGAGTCGGCCACACTGCATCGGGCCCGGCGATCTGCTTCACCTCGTCGGCGCTGAGCTTGCGCAGCAACACCTGCGCCGCGTAGTTGCCCAGCTCGGTCAGCAGGTCTTCCATCGTGTCGGTGCGCTCGGCAGAGCGGCCGCGCAGGCCCTGCGACAGGATCTCTGCCTCGGTGGCCGTCTTGGCGTTCTGCACCGTGCCGCGCGCCGCGTCGCCGCCGCCGACGATCTGCTCCATGAACGAGCGCGACTGGCTCGTGTCGTAGTTCTCCGGCTTGATCTGCGCGAGCTGGCCCGACCAGATGTCGTTGCTGATCGGCTGGCCGCCGACGCCCTCGACCATGATGATGTCGGCGCCCTCGCGGTCGCGGATCCGCTTCATGTCGTCGTCGGTCAGCGAGCCGCCCTTGCGCGCGATGTTCAGCGGCAGCGAGGCCTTGCGGTCGCGCTTGAAGTCCTTCGCCGAGTTGTTGATCTCGCTGATCTGCGGCTCGGTCAGCTCGATGTCGGAGAGCGGGTAGAACGTGCCCTCGATCTCGTTGAACGCCATCATGAAGAACGGGTACCAGCGCTCGCCGGTCCAGTCCGGAGACGATGGCGGCTCGGGGAAGCCTTCCTCGCCGTCGCACACGTGGAAGATGCGGTTCGAGTCCTGCTCCCAGATTTCCCACACGCACAGCAGGTCGGTCTTCTTGTCGCCGGCCGGCCCGTTCTGCATGCCGCCGCCCGACTGCTCGCTGTAGCTCTTGCCCTTTTCGGAGGCGTACTTGAAACGCGTGTGGAACGCATCGCGGCTCATCCACACGCGGTGCGCGATGGCCGAGGCGCGCTCGTAGTCGCCGATCTCACGTACCGAGGCGTCGAGGATCAGGATGTCTTCCGACAGCACGAAGTCGAGCGTCAGGCCGCGCGAGACGACGACCTCAGCCTGCGTCTGCAAGCCTTCGAGCATCTGCTGCAGCTGCGCGCGCTGCTTGTCGGTGTCGCTCGCGGCATCCGGGTCGGCCAGGTCGTCGCGCAGCCGCTCGAGCCGGATCAGGTTGTCCTGCGTGTCCTTGATCTGGTTGGCGATCAGCGGGTCGGTGCGCTTGTCTTCCTGCCAGCAGCACTTCCACCAGCCGACCGAGGTCGTGTAGGCGCTGGTGAGCAGGCGCTTCGCCCGCTTCTTCAGCTTCGTGCGCTTGACCAGCTCGGCACCGAGCACGGTCTCCAGCGTCTGGCACAGGCCGCGCACCAGCTTGAGCTGCGCCTCGGGCACGCCCTTCGACGGCTGCACCGCGTACTCAGGGTCTTTCGCGTACACCTGCGGCCGCATCGTGGCCAGGTTCGCGTAGTAAAGGTTCGCCTGCATCTTCGTGCCATCGGGAGCGATGCCGCGAAGCAGCTTGCGGTTCTCTTCGAAGCGCTTGATCGCTTCCTTGATGCCGGGCCGGGCGAGTGCGGTCTCGATGCGCTTCAGCCAGTCGGCTGCAAGCGCCTTGTCCTCCGGAGAGACGACACGCTGCTCTTTCGGCGCGGGTGCGCCGGCAGGCGGCTGCGCGCCATCCATCGGAGGCTGACCGTACTCGCCCGCCATCTCAGGCTTCGACCACGGCGCTGAACGTGCCCGAGGTATACGCGGTCACGACCGTGCGCAGGTAGCGGGCCATCTTGATCTCGAACTCCGCACCGGCATTCGTGGCCGCCACAGTGATCGTGGTCTTCGCCGGCAGCACGGCCGAGCCGGCAGTGCTGGTGCCGACCGAAGGCGACAGCGCCGGAGCGATGGCGCCGGCCGTGTTTCCACCCGTCGCCAGCGCGAAGTCGGCGTAGCTTTCGTAGGCCTCGATGTCGAGCGTGCCGATCAGGTTGCCGAACATCGCGACGGTCGCGCTGTGCGTCTTCATGTGCGGCGTGGTGTCGAAGATGTTCGCGGCGCGCGGCGTGCCGCCGAAGGCGCCATTGCCGACCGACTGGAACAGCGTGGCCGTGGTCGCGGTGACGTTGGTCAGCGTCCATTCACCGTTTGCCGCGGTGTTGCCAGTGATGCCAGCAACGGCCAAGCGGTCACCGTTCTTCAGGCCGTGACCAGCCGCGAGGGTCAGAACGATCGGGGTCGCGTTGGTCGCGCCAGTGATCAGGATGCCGGCAGCGGCAGAGCCGGCCGAACCGAGAGAAACGCATTTGAGGCTCATGATGATTCCTTCTTGGCAGAGAACAGCCCTGCGAGCCGGTCACGAAGCAATGGGCCGTGACGCCCGGAGAACTCAGTGACCTGTCACGCGCCCGACGGTCAGCACGATGTCGTCGCCTGCGAGCACGCGCAGCTTCTCGGAGTCCTCGACAAAGGCGTCGGACTTGTCCGAGGGCTTGACGGTCGCCAGCGTCATGCGGTCGATCACGCCGATCGTGTCGAGGCGAGCCTTTGCGGCGTGCGCCTCGATGTACATGGCCTCTTCGCTGTCGAGCGCGAGGATCGTGTCGTGCAGGCCGAGCGCGGCCATCGCGTCGGCGTCTTCGCGGTTGTCGGCCGCGATCAGGATCACCTCGCCGCCGACCGTGCAGCCGCCCTGGATCGTCGCGACGTTCACGCCGTCGAGCCAGCCGGCCACGGTGTAGACGTAGAAGCGCGAGCCGTCCGAGTCGATGCCGTCGTGCTCGAAGATCACGGCCGGCTCCTGCAGTCGGCGCAGGTCTTCGGCGACCAGCCGGCGGCGGAAGGAGAAGTCTGGAGCAACGTTCGAGGCGGCGATTGTCATGACGGCATTGCACCGCCGCCCGCCTTGCGTTTCTTCCCTAGATTCGCGCGCTCTTGAGCTTCTCGTCCTGCGCGATGATCCAGTCGAGCGACCACGGCGCCGGGCCTGTGTTCTTCGCGCTCTTGACCGTGCTCCACGGCCTGGCCATGCACATGTAGCGCGTCTCGTCGCCGATGTGGTCCTCGCCGGTCGTGTCAACATCTTCCATCTTGTGCGGGTCGTTCTGCAGCGCCGGGAAGGTGCGGATGAAGTCACGGCAGTCTTCGGTCACGTACATCATCGGCACGCCGCCTTCGCCATCGAGGCGGCCTCGCACCTGCTGCCAGCCAGTCACGCGGCTCGTGTCGGCCGGCTTGAAGCGCGGGCCTTTGCCTCCAGCCACCTTCAGCATCCGCTCGGCAAACGATGGGCCGCCTTCTGATTTCCACATGTCGGTGCCGGCCGGGCTCATGCCCTCTGTGATCGTCTCGCCGCCTTCGCGGTCCAGGATGCCCTTGGCGATAGCCTCGACGCTCATGCGCAGGCCGACATCTGGGTTCGGGTTGCCGGCCGGATCGCGCTCCACGCCGTACCACTCGCGGTAGCGGATCAGCGCACCCTTCGGGAACTTGCGCTCGCTGCCGTCGGCCATCTTGACCCACTCGTCTTCGGCCACCGTCCACCAGCCGACCGAGAACGGGTGTGCACTGCCCCAGTCCATCGAGCGGCCGCGCGTCCAGTGCTTCGGCGGCGTGAAGCGCTTGACGACGTGCGCGCGGTGCCGCCAGTTCTCGAAGAACGCGCCGGCCACGATGTCCCAGTCGCCTTCGAGCCAGGCCTTGCGCAGCGCCTCGTTGCCGTTCGTCGCCGCCAGAATGCGACTGCGGTAGCGCGGATCGTTCTTCACGCCTATCGCGTTGTCGGCCATGCGCGACGGCACGAACATGCGCGTGAAGCCGGTCTCCGGGTCGAGGTAGGGTGTCATCGGCGGCGCCACGTCGATGTACTTGGCCTTCACCCAGCCGTGGCCGATGCCGCCCGGGTTGCCCGTGGCGCGCACGGTGCAAGGGATGCCATGCGGGCTGCGCAGCGTCGAGAGCATCTTCAGCAGCGGCGCCTGCGTCGCGTACTCGGTCACCTCGTCGAAGCTGATGCGGCAGTACTGGTGCCCGTGATAACGCCCATAGTCCCGCTCGGCCTCGATGTAGCGCATCTTGCAGCTCGCGCCGCTGGGCCAGTACCAGCTGTTCGAGAACGGGTAGTCCTGGCTGGGCTGCGTTTTGTAGATCGCGCCCTCGGCCGGGAATATCTCCATCGCCCGTCCTTGCAGCTCTTCCAGCTCGTTGTAAGTCTTGCGGAACATGATCCCGCGGTAGTGCTTGCCGAAGCGCAGCGCACCGTCTTCCTGGTACCCGAGCTGAAAGTCGCTCTTGCCGCCGAAGCGCTCGCCACCGTAGAAGATCTCGTCGCACCAGTCGGCGTCGGTCGCCGCGAGCTGCGCGCCTGCCTGCGGAATCCACATCAGCCGATTCCGTGTTGGGTCAGCCACTGCTCGCGCGTCAACTGAGGCCGCAACGGTGCCTTGGGCGTCACGTCGGTCTCGGGCGCGTTCATTCGCTGGATCGTCTCCCGATTCGCCGCGAGCAGGTTCACCCCGATCGACGCGCTCTCGTTGGCGAGCTTCGTCAGCACACCGACGTTGCGCAGGTTCGCGATCGATTCCATCGGCGCCGCGTCGTCGACCTTGCCGACTTCGCTGTTCGCCAGAGCGTTCAACCGGTGCGCCGTAGCGGCCCCCAGCTCGGCCGCGCTCGCCAAACTCTCGCTGATGCTGCGTAATTTCCGCGCGAGGCTATTCGCGGTTATTTGCGCCAGCGGCGGCAGTTCAGCCATCGCGCGCTCGGCGTCGACGATCTTCGCCGCAGCGGCCTTCACCTTGTCCATCGGCCCAGAGAACCGCTCCCGGATCGCCGCCTCGCTGATGCCGAACTCACGACCCAGCCCGGTACGCGACTCACCCTCAAGCAGCCGACGCTCGATCTCGGCCCACTGCAACGGGTTCAACTTCGACTTACGCCCCATCGCTCATTCCCTTCAAAGCAGCCCGAGCTGCTCTCCAACTTCCGTCACCGCGTCGATCTCGATCCGAATGTCGAACGCCTTCTGGTGCTCGCGGTACTTGCCTGGGCAGTGCTTCGCGTACAGCGCCAGCACGACCCGCGCATCCGACTCCTTCGGCTCGCCACCATCCGCCCACTTGTAGACCGTAGTTGCATCGCGATTGCATTTGCGCGCGACCTTGCTCATCGAGACACCGGCCTTCATCAGGTCGCGCAGGATGACGAACCAGTCGCGCTTGCGGTGCGTGGCCATGCTCAGTCGTCCAGCGTGTCGACGAAGACCGGCCGCTTCTTGTTCGGCGCCGTCTTCGTGCAGAGATGCCAGAGCGAGCAGAACCGGCAGCGATACGGCTGCACCGCGGTGTCGCGGTCGTCGTTCGTGCGTTCGGCCATGCGGCGCGCCGTCAGGAACCCGACATAGGCGCGCTTGCCGACGCACGACAGCGGGCCTTTCACGGCAGCAGCTCCAGCACCTCGATCTCGACCGTCACGCCAGGTGCCGAGGCGTAGCGCTTGCGCTTGCACACGTCGACGACCTGCACGTCGTCTTTCCAGACCACTCCGTTCAGGCCGTCGAAGATCGCCTTCTCCACGTTGTCGATGTCGGGCTTCTTCGTGGGCATCTCTTGCCCGGCCAGCGCCCTCGCCTGCTTCTTCTGCGACCAGCTCGCCGGAACCTCGAGGCGGATGTCCATCACGACCGAGACCGCGCCTTCGATCAGCGCGCGGCCTTCCATCGCCGCGTGGCCCGCATGCGCGATCAGGCCTTCGTACGCAACCGTCTTCTGCGGCGTGAACATGCGCGCGTGCTCTCCGACCTTGCCGATGCGCGGACGGCCCTTGCCCTGCGGCGTGCCCGGCACCGTGAAGGTCAGCATCACGACGCGATCCTCGCCAGCAGTTCGCAACTGCCGAGCGCGATAACCGCGCAGCCGGCGGTGATCGCGATGGCATTGCGCAGGCCGACCCACAGGGCGAATGAATCATCACCCTCCGCATCTTGACGCCCTCTCTCTGGACAGTCCCGCCCTTGCCGGCAGTCGCCGGTGCAGCATTCACCGCCAGTCGTCAGGCTCGCCGCGGTTGCCGAGTTGCCACTGCGCCCGAGCGTCAGCGTCGAGCCGATCCGCTGCAGCTCGGCCACGCGCCTTGGCGACACCGGCAAGCCAGGCCTGCAACCACTCGCGACCGCGCTCGACACGCCATCGAAGCACCTGTCGCACTTCACACCGATGCCGGTGCTGTTCGTCTGATCGCATGGCATTTACGGTCTCCAACTGAAGATGCTCGCGCCTTGCGCGGGCTGGGTTTGGGTCTGGGTGCGCAGCTTGTGGGCCTGCGAAATGCTGATGCCGTAGCGCTCCGCCAGCACGCGCAGGATCTCGCCCGAGCCGGCGATCTCGGCGCGCTGCACGTCGGTCAGCTTCCCGTTCGCGCGCTTGCCGGCCGAGATGCGGGCGCGCTGCAGCGGGTTGCGCGTCATCCGCGCGGCGAGCATCTGGCTCGATCGGTTGCCGCACGTGCGGTGCTCAGGGTTCGCGCAGTACCGCGTCGTGCAGGTGCAGTGCCACATCTGGCCCGGCAGCGGGGCGGCGCCGGTCGCGAAGAGGCAGGCGGCGACGCCGAGCGAGCTGCGCCGGCCGAGTACCGGGAGCCACATCGACGGGATGGCGTTCGCATCGAGCGCGCCGCGCCAATGCCAGCAGCCCGTGTCGTCGTCGACCCAGCAGCGCGCCTTCAGATCCTCGGGCGTGTGGATGCCGTCGGTTCGGCGGCCGCGGGTCATCGCTGCCACCCTTCGATCCGGCGCGTGATCGGCTGCTGCGACATGAACGCGATGCCGGCATCATGCAGCCGCACCAGAGCCTGGTAGGTCTGGTTTCTGCCGAGGTTCGCGCGCTTGGCGATCTCTTCGGCCTTCGTCGGCTTGTCGGTCAGGGCGAGCATCACGGCCTCGACGATGTGCGGGCTCATGCTGCGTCTCCGAGCCGCTTCAGGTCGAGCAGTGCCGACCCGACGTGCGTGATCTGCGTCTTCGGCGTGTCGCTGCCGAGCTGGCGCGTGCGCTCGGCTTTGGCCGGGTCGCCGATCAACGCTGGGGGCGTCGCGCCAAAACCCTTCAACCGGTTGTCGAGGTCGTGCGCTCCGGCCAGAAGCGCCGGGTACACGACGTCGCCTCGATTCGAGTAGGCCCGGTAGGACTCGCAAAAGCGCCGCTGCAGATGCGGCAGCTCGTCGAGGTTGCTGCGGCAGAGCTTCACCCAGCCGCCCATGTCCTCAATCACGGCGTGGATCACCCCATCGTCGAAGCACACCGAGGTGTAGGCGCCGACCCGCTGCATCGCGTCGAGCGTCTTGCCCCACGCGATCAGGCTGCGGTCGGTCTGGGTGCCGTGCAGCTTCTTCACGATGTCGGCGGGCATCGGCGCAAATTGGCCGCGCTCGGGGTCCATGGCGTGCGCCGTGAGCGCGCTGGCAACCTGCTCGAAGTCGAACGACTCGCAGGCCGACCACCAGACCGAGAGCGCGAAGGTGCTCATGTCGCGGCGGTAGAACGCCCACGCGTCGGTCAGCAGATCCTTGAATCGGGGCTTGTCACTGGCTCTCATGGAGGTCACCTTGCTGTGCGAGCCACTCGTCGCCGACGGCTCTGTTGCGGGTCTCGATCGCTTCCTGGCGGTTCGCCGACGGCATGGCGCCGCGGTGCATCTGGCCGGCGCTTGTCGCTGCGCGTTTGCGCTCGCCTTCGACCGCGCCGAGCATCCAGAGAAAAGGGTTGTCCTTGTCGATCGCCTGCGCCGCGAATCCGACGAACTCGGCCTCGGTGGCGCCCGCCTCCAGCAGCGCCGTGAGGCGCGGATGCCCGGGGTTCGTGTCGGGGATGCCGGATCGGCGCAGCGCTCGACACATCGCGCCCGCTGGGGTGGGCGTGAATCCGCCCTCGCCTCCCGCGCCCACCCACCCGCCCGTGAGGGTCGGGTTAACCTCGGCGGTAGTCTCTTTCTGGGGATGGGGATGGGGAGCTTTCGCTCTGGGTTCGTCGTGGGTTTCCACTGGGTTTCCCGTGGGTAACCCGCTGGGTTTTTTTCGTGAACCCTTCGGCCTCCCGCCCTTTGAGCCATTGGCTTGTGCCGCAGCGATCTTCGGCAAAGCCAGCAGGATCTCTTCGTCGGCCCGCTGGTTGCTGTGGCCGGCAGGTCCGAGAACGAAGTACTTGGCCAGCACGGCGCGCACCGCCTCCTGCTCGGCAGGCTTCAGCGCGCCAGTGATTCGGTAGCACTCGTCGAGGTCAGCCGGGAGCGGCTTTTCCTCGGCGTAGTAGTGATCGAGCAGACGGTCGTACGCGCCCATCTGCATCAGCGACAGCGTGGCCGTCCGCTTCTTGATGGCGCTGATCCAGCGTGGCCAGTAGTTCACGCGAACAGCCCTCCCTGCGCTGGCTCGGCAGGCAGGCGCACCGGATGCACCGTGCGACCTGTGATCGAGCATTTGCGCGTCGGCCCGTGTTCCAGGCGCTTCTCGGTCTTGAGCTCGTTCACGCGCCCGCTGATGACGTTGACCGGCAGACCCGAAGCGATCACCAGCTCCTGCAGGCTGTAGTCCCGATACGGCCTGATGACGGCGAGCACCTTGTGCTGCTGCCGGGTCAGGCCGCCCTCGCGGCGGAGCGCGTGATAGGAGTCGATCGAGGTCTCGGCGACAGCGGTTTTCATGCCGCCTCCAGCGCATCCAGGTCGAACAGCGACGGCATGCCCATCTGCTGCTCGGCGGCCTTCAGGTACGCGCACGAGTCGAGGAAGTAGCCCGGACTCAGCTCGGCGCCGCGCCCTCGCCTGCCCTTCAACACGGCCCGATACGGCACGGTGCCGAGACCGGCGAACGGGTCGAACACTTCCTCGCCGGCCATCGTCCATTGCTCGATCGCGCGGTCGGCGATGTCGAACTGCATCGGGCAGAGGTGCATCTCCTTGCCCTTGGCCGACTGCGCGCCGTTCAGCGTCAGCATCCGCGTGATGTCCGACCAGACCTCGGACGACCAGCTCTGCGGCTGCAGCAGCATGAAGGTCACCGGCAGGTTGCCCGTGGCTTCGAGCGACTCGCTGACCTTCACGTGCTGCTCGAAGTCATAGACCTCGTGCAGCGACCACTGCTTGAACATCTGGAAGATGGCCGCGTGCGACAGGCCTCGCAGGTGCTCCGGAGTGATCAAGCGGTCGCCCGAGGATCTGGTGAAGCCATGCGCGTCGACCTGCCAGCGCGAGCGCGAGTACCCGGTGCCCTGCACCATCGGCTGCTCGCGGTCGAACGGGATCATGTTGCCGTCGGCGTCGAGGCTGAAGGGCTTGAGCTTGACCACCGGCCGGTCGGCGTAGCTGTTCGTCAGGTCGCTCGGCGGCTTGCGGAAGATCAGCAGGTACTCCGGCATGCCGACGCTCATCTTCGTGGCGTCCTTGCACTGCTCTGACCAGCCGAGGCGGTAGGTCTGGTTGTTCTCCCGCACCACGTCGGTGACGATGGTCTTCATGCCCATGTAGGCGAAGCCGTGGCGCGTGAAGTGCTCGATCGTCTTGCAGTGGAACGGGTAGACCGTCTGGAACCCGAGGCCCGTCATGCCGCCCGGCACGATGCGATCCTTCACATGGATCGCGGCCAGGCGCCCCGGGTGCAGCACGCGCAGCAGCTCGGGCGTCAGGAAGTCCATCTGCTCGAAGAAGTGCTCGTTGCTGTCGGTGTGTCCGAAGTCGGCGTAGTTCGGCGAGTACTCGTACTGCGTGCTGAACGGAATCGACGTGAGCACCAGGCCGACGCTGTTCGACTCCATGCGCTTGGTCTCGGCGATGCAGTCGTTGTTCGCCAGCACCCAGTCTCGGCCGCTGACCTCGACGCGCTCCACGCCCATCGCGCGCGTCAGCGTGGAAGCCATCGCTGCGGTCGACAGGCCGTACTCTCGGATGATGTTCGACATGGTGTGCATCTGCTCGTCGTGTTGCTTCCACTTCCGCTCGAGGTCTCGGCGCACCTTGCGCTCGGCGGTCGTGTAGATGAAGTCGATCCGCACCTGGCGGGTCTGCTGGAACCGCTGTATGCGGTGGATGGCCTGGATCAGGTCGGCGAACTTGAAGCCGATGCCCATGAAGATCGCCCACGCGCAGTGCCGCTGCAGGTTGCAGCCGCTGCCGAGCAGCACCGGCTTGCTCGCGAGCTCGGGAAGCTCGCCGTTGCCGAACGCGATCACCGCGGCCTCGCGGTCGTCAAGCTCCTGCGAGCCGTAGACCGTCGTCAGATCGGGGATGGCCTTTTCGAGCGCGTGACGCTCGGCTTCGAGGTCGTGCCAGATGATCCGGTGCGCGCCCGGATCCTCGGCGCGCAACTCCATCACCTTGGCCAGGCGCAGCGGCAGGCTGTCTCGCTTCTCGCGCGATGCCTCGACGATGCCGATCGCTTCGGCGCGGAACATGCGCTGCTGACCGTCCATGTTCGCGCCAGCGCTCGCGTGGTCGGCCTCGACCTCGTGCCAGCGGATGTCGATCGGCGGCAGCGTGTAGCCCTCGTCACTGAAGCCGAGGTCGGAGGGCTTCTGCACGAACAGCGCCCAGCTCGCCATCCAGAGCCAGAACTCGCGCTCCTTGTGCGCGTGGATCGTGAGCTGGTCGGCCTTCTCGCTGTTGCGCTTGAAGAAGCGCGTCTTCGCCTGGCCGACATCCATCACGCCGAGAAAGGCGCTGTAGGCCAGCAGCTCGACGTACTCGTTCGGGCTCGGCGTGGCGGTCGCGACGAACCGGTACTTCACGCCGTCACTCCGCAGCCGCTCGTGCATGCTGCGGCGGTCGTCACCGGCGAACAGCGCCATGAACTCGCGGAAGGTCTTCGTGCCACCGAAGCCACGCAGGCAGGCCGCTTCGTCGAGGCTCGCCACGCTGAAGAGCCGCGGGTCGAGCTTGCCGTCGCGCACCGATTCGTAGTTCGTGAGGTAGATGCCTTCCGGGTCGTCGCACTCTTCAATGCGGCGCACGAACTTGACCGTGATGCCGAGCATCGCCGCGTCGCGCACGAACTCCTGGCGCACGCCGAGCGGGATCACGATCAGGCCCATGCCTCCGGCGCGTGCGCGGGTGATGCGAACCACCTCGAGCTGGATCACGGTCTTGCCGAGGCCGAAGGCGCAGAAGATCGCGCGCCGGCCGCCTGCCACGGCCCAGAGCACGATGGCGATCTGGTGCGGCTTGAGCTTCGGGTTCACCTCGGCCGCGGTCACCTCGAAGCCGAAGGTTTGCGCCATCTGCACCTTGGCGCGCAGGAAGTCGGTGTAGTCGCGCTTCATGGCCGCACCAGGTCGGCAGGCACCGGCAGTGACGCATGGGCGAGTCGATGCGCCCTGCCCTCCGGCGTGTTGGCCTCCAGCTGACGCAGCGAGGCGTCCCAAAGCGCCCACGCCGAGTCGGACGCGTCTTCGATGACCTCGGGCTGCGGCACCAGCGAGACGGGCACCCAGGGGATCGGGTTCAGGTCAGTGGTATTCATGAGGCGTCCCTCAGCGTCGGCAGCACGCGGGTCAGTTCGGCCAGCAGCCGCTCGGCGCTGCTCAGCGCTCGCGCGCGCCGGCCTTCGTCGCCGCCGTTCATGAACTTGGCGGCCAGGTACTCGATCACGGCCGACACGTCGCCGGTCTCGGCGAGGTAGGCCTCGAGGTCATCGCAGTTGAAGCGCTGCGTGTCGCGGTCGTCGGGATCGATGCCGGCGCTCAGCTTGCGCGACAGCAGCGAGGGCGACATGTCCATGCCGGCCGCGATCGTCTTGGCCGGCTTCGATTGCACGTTGACCCGGTGCGCGAGGTAGGCGCGCAGGGTCTTGAATCGCTCCGGCAGAGCGGGCTCGAAGTTCAGCGTGAGCTGTGAGACGGGAAGAGATGTCATCGCGTGTTGCCGTCTGTTGACGTCTCCAAATGGGCGAAAAAAACGAGACTGCGAGCCATGGACACAAACGCATGGGCCGCAGCCAAGCTGGCCGAATTGATGGGGAAGCTGCAGGTGCTGATCGCCCGCGGCGTGGTGCTATGAGCGCGTGGATCGACACGCAGCCGGCGGTGCGCTTGGTGCATGCGTCAGGCTCTTGCGGTGACGAGCGAGGTGCCGTAGACATCGTCGAAGCCGATGTCGTGACCGCGGCTCTTCGCGAGAGCAATGAGCTTGCCGGCGATGGCCGGCGGCACCGTCTGCCCGTTTTCGTAGAAAGAGACGTTGCTCTGAGACACCCCAAGCTCGGCAGCGATCTCCGACTGCGTCATCTCGAGGCGCTTGCGAATCGTGTGGAATGTGTTCATGTGCCGATTATTAGTCGTCCTGATTGTTCCGTCAACAGTCCGACTGTTTGCGCACGATCAGTCCGACTCATATCGTCGGGCGCCATGCCTGCCAAGAAACTCTCGCCAAGCCAGCTCGCGGAGGCGGCCGCACTGAAGATTCGCTTCAAGGCGTGGCAGGCCGAACAGCGAGCCAAGGGCCTGCCTGCGTCTCAGGACGCCGTGAGCGAGCAGCTCGGTTTCGGGCAGAGCGCGCTCAATCAGTACCTGAGCGGAGGAATTCCGCTCAACGCGGTCACAGTTGGCAAATTCAGCAAGCTGCTAGGCGTGCCGCAGCGCGAGATCAGCCCGATCGTCGTCGCGGAAGCCGAGGCCAAGATTCGCGAACTGCAGGTCGCCGCGGGAATCGAGCCGGACGCCACGAGTCAAACGTCGAGCGGGCGAAATGTCTCGGATCGTCGATCTGCGACCGACATCAGCCGCCATAACCGCGCCGGGCCGCAGCCGCTCAGGTAGATCATCAAGCCCGGCCAGGCCAAAGAACCAATCGTCAAGAAAGCGAAGTAGCACCATGCCGTACCAACTGATCCGCGACACCATCAGCCGCGACACCGTAGAGGCCGCGAGGCAGATCCACGAAGCATCCGAGTCCGGGGAGGTCCTGGGCATGTTCTTCGGTCTGATGCTCAAGCGTCGCCGCTTCGTCGTCAACGTGGCCGGCGAGTGCCTACGCGACCCGACTTTTGCGCGCGGGATGCTCGCGGCCATGGACGACGAGTTGCGGGGCATCGTTCAGGGCAATGCGGGCACCGGCAACACGACAATATGAAGACGAGGCTGGCGCTCGTCTGCTGGTGGTGCGGCGCCTTGTTTGGCGGCCTGTTCCTGCTGATGGGCATCGCTGGATTGGTGGCCAACCGTGGCGATGATGGTGGCTCCATCTTCGGGATGGCGGT